GCTTGTTTACCAGGACTTACTTTACTGGTGGTTAACCAATTGTTAAAGTGCTTTGCACCTAAACTGTCTAGAGCCTTGGCCTTGGCTGTTTGATTTACGTAAGTGTAGAGAATGTTTTTAAGGTCGCTGAGTCCTGCGGCATCTTCTAAGAATGCATCGATCTGTTGTGCGTGTTGACTTAGATATTTTTCAACTTGTTCAACACCGCCTGTATCTATCTGAGCAGGCTTTTTATTATAGATAGGTCCTAGTACAATCAGTTTACTATTACCGTTGAATTGACTAAAGTCGCTAATAGGCTTTTGTGAACTATCAGACATACCCCATTCTGGGAAAAATGCATGACCGACAACCATCACGTCAGCGTTAGATATTCGCTTACCTAACCCACTATCTTTGCGTACATGATAACATGTTTGACTTTTAGGATTAGGACAGAATGTATAAACACCTTCTTTATCCAACTGAGGACGTTGTAAAAACAAACCATCGGCGTAGACAAAGCCAACAAAGTTTTTAGGAGTTGCACGATCAAAGTAAGCATGTAGATTAGCAAACTCATTTGCAAATTTTTCACGTGCCTTTACTTCATCGGGTGTTTTGGGATTACCACTTTTGTTTTGAATAAAATCTTTGATTTCCTCTGGACTAGATGTTTTGGCACCTTTACTCCAGCCGTTGTGCCCGCCTAGTATAAGTGGACCATTTTTTGTTTCTCTGCCCCAATAGATTTGAGGATTACCGTCCCACTTCATGCGAATACTTTGAGAACCTTGTTCGGTGGCAAAGTCTTTGATGTGATCCAAGGCTTCCATGGTTCCTGCACTACCATAAAAGAATACAAGATCTTCGAGGTGATTGAATGCTCGTCCTAATTGTTTAGGAGCGTCTGCTTCTTTTATAAAAAATTCTCTTAATCTCATAGACCACTCAAATGTTTAATGCGCTGTAGTTCGGCGCTTTCTTGTTTAATTGGAACTTCCTTCCAATTAGGATCTTCTTTAGCCTTGGCTAACAGTGCATCTGCTTGATCCTTTGGCAATGCTGCCAATAGACTTTCTACGCTGCCTAACACAGATGCGTTCTTTTTACCTGTAAGTATTTCTGAAATTTCATCTAAGTCGTCGGAGACCAATTCGCCTTTTTTGCCTTCAGGTGTACGACTAAACAACCCCTGCCAAGCACTCCACATGTAACCTTTTTGTTTAGCAAGTATGGCCATGATTAATTGTTTATTAACACCCTTGTAAGGACTGTTTGCTGGAATGTTGTGCGTGTGAAATTTACTAACACGTTCTGCATTTTGTGACACCATGATATCTACTTGTGCAAAACTATCTTCTACTGGAACACGAACGTGTACATTAATACCACTCTGAGTAGTTTGTAAACCTTTACCAGCAATATAATCGTTCAGTGCCTTACGTGCAGATTTAGCATCCTTGGCTTTGAAATACTCCAGTACAGTGGTTTCATCGACAATAACATCCATATCACCACTTTGCTTTCCAGGTGTTGGAGTTGCCGCACTACCTACAGGAATTGCTCTGATGCCTGTATTTGCCAAGGCATCATTGACTGTTTTTAAAATAGCACCTACATGCTTATGATCGAATGGAGTGACATCTGGAAACGCATTTCCGCCTTCTAGCAAAATCATTCGTTTCTCCCGTCATAGTGACCTTTAGCAATGTTATCTTGTTCTTTTCCAAATATACTTCTTGCCACAGCATCTCTATCTATATCAGTGAATACTGATTTATGATTATCTGGAATGTTAAATTTTTTGCAATACAAGACTGCGGCCTTGTCTACACAAGGTCTTAGACAATTGTCTTCGCAGGCCTTACCCGCCTCTAATTTATTCTTCATCAAAGATAATTCAGGGTATAATATACGACGATAAAATTTATCGTCGTTCATCATGTAATATTCCAAATCATCTAATAGATTAGAATCTTCTAAGTTAAATTTTTCGTCTAGTTCTCTTAATAGCATTTTACCATTTCCTGCATGACCAGTATCTCGCTTTATCACGCGGTCCTGGGTTGTCGCAATTGTGCCGAGCACGAAAACTCTTTCTTCGTGCTGGATTTGATTTCTTGATTCGCATGTTAGGGTCGCCAAAGTTTACCTTCACTACATTACCCTGCGCATTCTTGACGTATACTTTGAACTTCTTTACGTCACCTTGCATGGGCTTTCCTAGTTGTACTTTACGACCGCGATATTCGGCTTCTTCTAAAGTTTCTTCTACATCCCCGTACTGAACGTAGAACTCATTATTATGATAGGTTTCTTCCAGCCAGTTTTCCGGAGCACTAAGGTTTTCGAATAATTCTTTAAAAGTTTTCATAGCATAACACTCGTTAGTAGAGTATTTATGCTATATTGCAGTTAGGTTAAATTTCCTCAAAAGTACGTAATTCATCCACTCTACGTATCTTATCGCCCAGAAAAATGCGGCACAAACTTAGAGTTTTTTGATCGGCTACATAAAAATACCCACCGATAAGGTAGTCGTTCCTAGGCATAATTTTAAGTTTAGGTATTTTTTCTGCCCACTGTTTGAATGTGCTGGGATCGTTTAACCCATTAACTGTTACTTTATACTTGTGAGAATATTCAGATCGTATGATCTGTTTAGGAGTACTCAACAAAAATGCCTTGACCTTGTCATTTTCAGGTCTCCACACTTCTCTTAAATGCCCTTGATATAATTCAGTGACAGTGTCTATAATGCTTTCATCACTGGAATATATAGATAAAATGTCACCTTCTACTCTGATAAAGTATTCAGATTCAGAAGAAAGCAAGTGTACCAATGCTAAGTCTCTACGAACTTCTTGAATAGTGACTTTTCTAGAATTCCAGCGTGATCCAACAACCTTCGATGTTTCACCCTGGTATTCCATGGATCTCAAAAAGTGATCTATTTCGGCAAGTGTATTTTCTATACTGGCGCCCCTGAACATAGAAGCCAATGGCGTAATAACTACTGCTTTATATACATACTTGTCGTAGAATAGTTTTTTAGTTTTCTTTAACTGTTTCATGTTCTAAAACTTTAATAGTGATGTCACCATCAGCAACGTCGATGTGTACATTACCGCCGTTTTTAAGACTACCAAACAACATTTCTTTTGACATTGGACGTTTGATGTCCTTGTCAATTACACGTTGCAATGGACGAGCACCCATCTTCTTATCGAAGCCTTTGTCTACCAAGTAGTCAATGGCGTCGTCACTGATAGTAATACTGATATCTTTTTCCTTGACCTGTGTCTTCAACTCGACTAAGAACTTACCAACAATTTTAATCATTGTGTTCTTGCTTAGTTTACCAAACATAATAGTACCGTCTAAACGATTACGGAATTCAGGAGCAAAGAATTTCTTAAGTTCTTTGTCTTCGTAATCATTATCTTGGCTACCAAAGCCAATGACATTCTTATCAGCATCCGCCGCGCCCAAGTTAGTAGTCATAATCAATACAACGTTACGAGCATCTGCTTCTTTACCATTGCTGCCAGTTACTTTACCATTGTCCATGAGTTGCAACAAGATAGTTGAAACATCTGGGTGGCTCTTTTCAATTTCATCCAGCAACAATACGCAATGCGGATTCTCTTGAAGTTTAGTAATCAACAAGCCAGCGTTCTCTTCAAAGCCCACGTAACCCGGAGGGCTACCGATCAATTTACTAACACTGTGCTTTTCCTGATACTCTGACATGTCAAAGCGGATCATAGGAACGCCAAGTTGTTTGCTCAACTGTTTAGCAGTTTCGGTTTTACCTGTGCCAGTTGGGCCCATGAATACAAAACTACCGATAGGTTTGTTTTCACTCTTAAGTCCAGCCTGTGCAACAAGAATCTTATCAACGATTTCGTCAATGGCATTATCCTGACCGTAGACTTCACCTTTAAGGTTCTTCTCTAGGTTAGCCAAGTTAGCACTTTCTTTTTCGCTGACAGTTTCTTCAGGAAGGTTAACCATCTTGCTGAGTTCGAATTGAACTTCCTTAACGTCTACTACACGTTCTGCTTGAGTTTTCAAGTTAAAGCGACTGCAAGCCACATCGATCAAATCAAGTGCCTTGTCTGGCAACTTGCGATCTGTCATGTACTTAACACTGAGTTTAACTGCGGCTTCTACTGCGGCATCGTTAATAACAACATTGTGATGTTTTTCGTAGTACTTCTTAACACCCATCAAGATGTCCTTGGCCATTTCTGGAGTAGGTTCGTCTACAGTAACACGTTGGAATCTGCGCATCAACGCACGATCCTTTTCAAAGTACTTGCGATATTCTTCCCACGTAGTACTTGCTACAACTTTGATGTTGCCTTTGCTTAGAGCAGGCTTCATCATGTTAGCAAGGTCATTACTACTTTGTTGTCCTCCTGCACCTGCACCACTAATCATGTGTGCTTCGTCAATGAACAACACAGTCTTACCTTTGCTTTGCAGTGCCTTGAGTACTAGTTTAAAACGTTCTTCAAAGTCGCCGCGATACTTACTGCCTGCAAGCATACTGCTAATATCCAAATTATACACAGTGTATTCTTTAAGGAATGGAGGAACATTGCCTTGAATAATGTTATAGGCAAGACCTTCTGCAATGGCAGTTTTACCTACACCTGGATCACCGACCAGCAATACGTTGTTCTTAGTTCTACGTCCAAGTCCTAGTGCAATTTGTTCCAGTTCTTCTGCACGACCAATAACAGGATCGATTTTATTCTTTTTAACACTGTCGTTAAGGTTAGTGGTAAACGCACGAAGTGCTCTTTCACTTTGTCCGTCAGATGCGTGTTCTTCTTCGTCTTGTTCGATTTCGTTGCTGACAAAGTCAGTGAATTTGTCTTTTTCTACACCACCGTTTGACATATAGTACACAGCAAAACTACGCTTTTCACTGAGCATACTTAGAAAAACATCCACAAGTTCAATACTTTGACGTCCACTGAACAACACCTGTGTAAATGCTCGATTCAGTACACGTTCAACGGTTTGAGTTTTTTTTGGTTTAAACTTTCCAGGAGTTAGTATTTTAATGTCGTCGCATTGTTTTTTAAGGTGATGCTCTAAATTAGTTTTAATATAGTCGGCATCGGAACCGTAGTTCTTGATCATTTCATAAAATTTTTCTTCGCACATCATAGCAAAGGCAAGATGCTCCAGTGTCATGTATTCATGACCTAGTTTTTTGCAATCGTTAATAGCCTTTTCAAAGACCGCTTGCAGTTGTTCACTTGGTTCTACCATTTAATAATTTCCTTTGTCGTTTACGTGCTAAATCTAATTTGAGTTTGCTAACTCTGGTTATAAAACATATACCATCCAAATGGTCTATTTCGTGTTGGACACATTTGGCATCCATGCCCGATAGTGTTATTGTACAGGAATTATTATTTCTGTCAAGGTATTTCACTGTAATAGTGTCAAATCTTTCCACTTTAATAAACAATCCTGGAAAACTCAAACACCCTTCTTCATCGGAGCAAGAGCCGTTGCTGTCTGTAATTTCTGGATTAAACATGCCAATTGGTTCTGACCCTTTCGGTTGTACTATGATAACTCTGCGATCGAAGCCTACTTGATTGGCAGCGATACCCATACCGTAGTTATCCTGCATGAGTTTTGTCATCTCTGCTTCTAGAGCCGCAGGGTCGACATCACTGGTAAATTCAAATGGTTCTAATCGTTGTGTCAGTAGAGGATCATTTTCTTTCAATAATTTAAGCATTATATTTTCCTCTTAAATTTTCTAAAATAAATTTGTCACCCTCTTCTGTGATAACAGGAGTTGTGATGTTGATCTTAACATACATATTTCCACGTATTCCTCTGTGGTCTGTGGGCAATCCGTGCCCTCTGCAAATAATCATTTGTCCTGCTTGGATGCCCGGCGGTACAGTTATTTCTAATTTACTATCGCTGATTGTTTCTTGCAATATAGTAGTTCCTAGTATAGCATCAAATGCAGTAATAGTAAATTCCGTATATAAATTTTCTCCCTGCCTTTTAAATATCCTATCGGGAATTTCTATGACCTGAGCAATCAAATCACCTTTAGGTATATTGGGAATACTGTCGTCGCCTAGACCTTGATACTTGATTTGGTCTCCTTGATTTACGCCCGGCGGTATCTTAATTTGTAAGGTCTGCTCACGACCGCTGGGTAATCTAATAGAACCTAAAACATCTTTTCCAACTAACACTTCCTTGAGAGTCATTTTTACTTGAATAGTAATGCTTTGATTACGCCGTTGTTGTTGCGGACGTCGACCCATGCCAAATCCAAACTGGCTAAAAAGATCGTTGAAGTCTCCCATGTCACCACTGTTAAATCTAAATTGTGGTTGAGGGGGATTATCGTACTCTGCTCGTCGTTGGGGATCGCTCAGAGTTTCATAGGCTGTCTGAATAGTTTGAAACGTTGCAGTATCACCGCCCTTGTCAGGATGATGTTTACTGGCCAATTTTCGATAGGCTTTTTTGATATCGTCTTGACTGGCAGTCTTAGATACGCCTAATGTGTTGTAATGTTCACTCATAGATGGAAAAAGGTATAGTAATTATTATACTATACCTTTCCTAGAATGTCAATGATTTATTTCTTAGGTGCTTTTTCTGGAACTTTGGTGCCTTCATGTTTTTCATGAAGTGTTACAGTTTTACACTTTTCAACTTCTTTTCCAGTTTTGGCGTCTGTAGTTTTGATGCAGACCTTTTTAGTTTTTGGTGCTTCTGCTTTTTTATCACTTGCAGGTGTTGCTGGCGCAGGTTGTGTTGCAGCCGGTGTTGCTTTTTTTGGTTCTTCTTTAGCACAGGCCGCTGTACCAAACGCTAACATGCCTGCGAAAATTGCTGTTGCTAATAGTTTCATTTTATTTTCCTTATTTTTTAAACATGGCTAAAACTCTAGCCTGTATTGTTTTTGCAAATTCTGGCTGAGGGAAATTCCAACCAATAAATGCTCCTAATGCTAACCAAAATAATGTTTCTAACATGTCTCGCTCCTTTTAAAGTTCTGGTTGTGCAGGTTGTGCCGGCATTGGCTTTCCTGTACTAGAAGTCAGTGGTTGTTGAGAAAACCCGCCACTGAATGTTGTTGACGTACTAGGTACTGGGCTAGGTGCTGGAGATTGTATGCCACCATTGTTTGCACCATTTAACTTTTCCTGTGTACGACCGTAGGCTGCAATACCTAATATAGCACCCATGGCCATGTGAAATAAGCCTGCACCATTAAGTGTAATTGGCGACCATTGTGTATCTACTCTGCCTCCGTGTAGTGCTTGTACTAAACTCCACAGT